GGCGAACAAGACAATCCGGGTGACTCAACAGATTATGTTATACCAAAAGTATCGCTTGATACAGGTTCAACTGCATCAGGTTTGTTAGCAGATTATTTTGGTGTTCCTGTTGGTGTAAATATTGAAGCGAATAATTTACCATTTCGTGCATATTGGTTAATTTATAATGAATGGTTTAGGGATCAAAATTTACAAGATTCTTATCCTGTTATTAAAGATGATAGTTCATTAGTAACGGGTTCACCCGGTACATATCAATGGTGGAATCTTGCAACACGTGGCAAACGCCATGATTATTTTACATCATGCTTACCATTTGCACAAAAAGGTGATGAGGTTAAAGTTCCATTAGGTGATAAAGCATTTTTATCAGTAAGTACATCTACATCAGCAAATGATACATTAGGATTATATTCAGGTACTAATAAAAAGTATATGACACAGGACGTTAGCGGAAGTACAGATGCTATACGTTTAGGCAATACATTAGGTAGTATACCAGATGAGGATATGTTATATGCAGACCTTGCACAAGCAACATCAGCCAGCATCAACGACTGGCGACAAGCATTCCAGATTCAGCGATTTCTTGAAAGAGATGCGCGAGGAGGAACGCGCTACACTGAAAAAGTTAAGGCTCATTTTGGAGTCACAAGTCCAGATTCTAGATTACAACGTCCAGAATATCTCGGCGGAGGTTCAACACCAGTCAACATCCACCCAGTTGCTCAACAATCAAGTACAGATTCAACATCTCCACAAGGTAATCTGTCAGCATTTGGAACAGCTTCAGAGAATAACTCAGGATTTACAAAGAGTTTCACGGAGCATGGGTATATCATTGGATTAGCCAATGTAAGAGCTGATTTAACATATCAACAAGGTCTAGACAAAATGTGGTCAAGAGAAACACAATATGATTTCTTCTTTCCAACATTTGCACATTTAGGCGAACAAGCAGTACTGAACAAAGAAATATTTGTATCAGGTACAGCAACAGACGAAGAGGTCTTCGGCTATCAAGAACGTTATGCAGAATATAAGTATAAACGTTCACAATTAACAGGATTATTCCGTTCAGACGCCAGCGCATCATTAGATGCATGGCATGTATCAGAAGATTTTGCTAATACGCCAACATTAGGCGATACTTTTATAAAAAGTAATACACCATTAGACCGTTGTATCGCAGTACCAAGCGAACCACACTTTATTATGGACGCATACTTTAACTATACGAGTATTAGACCTATGCCGGTATTCTCACCACCGGGCATGATAGACCACTTCTAAGGAGTAAACTATGATTGGTGAAATCATAGGTGGCTTAATATCTAAAAGCGGACAATCGTCCGCTAATAGAGCCAACCTTAATATAGCTAGGGAACAAATGAAGTTCCAAGAGCGCATGAGTAATACCGCTTATCAACGCAGTGCAGCAGACTTAAAAAAAGCTGGATTAAATCGCATATTAGCGTTAGGAAGTCCAGCGTCAAGCCCTCAAGGGGCGTCAGCAACAATGCAAAATACTAAAGCCGATTTAGGTAGAGGTGTACAAAAAGGCGTAAGCAGTGCTATAGCTCAAGCTTCACAATTAGCACAAATAAAAGCAATTAATGCGCAAACTACTAAAACTAAAGCAGAAACTGTTAATACTATTCAACAAGGTCAAATAAAAGAACCATTTGCAGACTTTATGGATTTATTATCAGATGGAACAAAAAAAGCTAAATCTTGGTTAAAAGACAATTTTACTGAAGAAAATTTAGAAAAAATTGCTGACGAAGGTACAGCAACTGCAAAACAGCTTATGAACGATGTTAAACAAAGTACATCAGCAACATGGGAAGAAATTAAAAGAGGTGCAAGCTTAGACAAACCACCTAAAAAGAATGAAAATTCATATCGCTCAGGTAATAAAAAAACTTATGGGAGAAATAAATGATACCCAAACAATCAGTATTAGAAAATTTGCGTAAGCAAATGCTTAAAACAACAATGGACGGAAAGTCCTATATTGTACATCCAGTAACCAAAAAGATGGAATTCTTACGGAATCCACAAACATTTATTAAAACAGGACACAAAAATGTTCAATTCAGCATATAGCGAACGAGTTCGCAAACAAACATGTTATAAAGACGATGAGGGAGTCACTCATCAGGAACAAAAACAACAATGTGATATTAATCACATTTTAGAAAAATATCGCCGTACAGGCGTAGTAAACCACTTAAACAAGTACCAAGAGCAATACTTGGACGTTAGCGCGATTGATTTTCAAGACGCGCAAAACAAAGTAGCTACAGTAAATAGCATGTTCGAAGAACTGCCATCACAAGAACGAGCAAGGTTCAATCATGACCCTGCTCAATTTCTTGAGTTCGTAGCAACTCAGGAAAACCGAGATGACATGAAAGATGGAATCATCGGAAATAATTCGACTTCTGGTGACGAGGTTTCCTCGTCTTCAGATGTTGAATCACCGCCGGTAGGCGAAAAGGAGTAGTCCTCCATCGGAGGTGGGCACATTACCTCACTTGATGTAACTGTGCCCACTGACGAATTTCACTTCGTCAGACTAAAAACAAGCGACAAAGGAGCTAAAAATGTGGATAACTAAATTGTTAGACATCATTACATTGGGAGTATCTTTCTATTTTAGAAAGGAAGCCCAAAAACGTAAAAATCGTCAAGAGTTAGAAATTATTAAACTTAAACAACAAGGTAATAAAAATGAAAAATCGTAAAAAAATGAATCTTAAAAAATCAAAAAAGATATTTACAAAAACAGCAGACGGAACGCACCGATTCAATCTGCAAAACAAAGCTACCCAGATGCGCGGTGGCATTAGAATGTAATGCCCTGCTCAAGCTCTCTAAAAGGATGGGTAGGTGCAGGGGGTGGAATAGTATTTAATAAAAACAAATCCCCTACACGTATCAAAATGGAAGTCCCTTGTGGACAATGCTGGTCATGTAGACTAGCACGCTCCAGAGAGTGGGCTACACGATTAATTAAAGAGGCCACCAATTGGCCGGAGGAGCAAAGAACATTTATTACATTAACATACAACAACGAAAATCTACCTGAAGATGGTAGTTTACACGTTGAAGACTTTCAAAACTTTATGAAAGCACTCCGTTATCACTTTAGTATACTAAAGGCAGACGGAACACGCCGAAACCCAAAATTAAAATATTTTCACTGTGGTGAATACGGCGAAACATGCAAAACATGTAACACTAGTTACATAATGCACAAAGAAAGTAAATCCGGAAAAAAATACACCGGATGCAATAACTTTATTAAGGGGTTAGGAAGACCCCACTATCACGCCATACTATTTGGCGTAACGTTTGAAGATATGGAAGAATTCAAACGAACAAAATC